TGATTCAGATGTGAATGATGTGCTTGAAGCTTATGTATCATCAACTGCAGCAGCATCAAATAATGCAAACACACAAGATGTTTCAATAACAAAAATAGACAGATCAGCTTATGCTGCATTACCTAATAAATTAGCAACTGGACAACCATCACAATATTATGTTGATAGACAAACAACACCTAAAATATATTTGTACCAAGCACCAGATTTAAATACTTACAATACTTTAAAATTTTATGTAATTAAAAGAATTGAAGATGCAGGTGCCTATACAAACGATGCAGATGTTGCATACAGATTTTTACCGTGCATGTGCGCAGGACTAGCTTATTACATAGCTATGAAAAAAGCACCTCAATTAGTACAACAAAATAAATTAATTTATGAGGATGAATTGAAAAGAGCATTAGATGAAGATGGTCAAAGAGCATCTACATTTATTACTCCACAATCTTTTTATCCTAATGGAGTTTAATCATGCCAAAATTTGCAACTGGAAAAAACGCATTAGCAATATCTGATAGATCTGGTATGGCATTTCCACATAATGAAATGGTAAAAGAATGGAATGGCTCTTTAGTTCATTATTCTGAGTTTGAACCTAAACATCCACAAATTAGACGTAGAAGAACTGTAGCTGATGCAATCGCATTACAAAATACAAGACCACAAAGATTCCAACAACCTACTAATAGAGATGGTGTCCAAGCAGATTCAGGTGGAGCATCCGTTGGTGTTGCTAATTTAACACTTCCTGGAGATTTTGCTTTTATTAATCAAGGTACCTCTGAAATGAAACCTGCAGATCCATCACTACAAAATAGAAGAAGACAAATGTCTATTCAGTTAAGATCCGTAACAGTGAGTATTACATAATGGCAATTACACATGCAGATTTTTTAACACAAGTAAGAAACTATACTGAAGTTAGTAATACAGTTTTAACTGATCAAATTATTCAAGATTTTATTAGATCTGTTGAACTTGATGTTGCAGGTAAAGTTGATTATGATGATCTTAGAAAATATTCAACTTCTACATTTACATCAGGAAATAGATACGTAAGCTTACCTGCTGATTTAACTATTATGAGATCTGTCCAAGTAATCGATGGATCAACAAGAACTTTTTTAGAGAGAAGAGATACAAGTTTTATTTCTGAATACAATAATAATGCTGCAACAGGTCTTCCTAAATATTGGGCTAATTGGGATGATTTTAATATTCTTGTAGCACCTATACCAGATTCTGCATATACTGTACAAATCAACTACATTACAGATCCCCCAGAATTTACATCAACTAATAATACATTTTTATCTACTTATCAAGAATCAATGTTGTTACATGGTGTATTAGCTGAGGCTTTTAGATATCTAAAAGGTCCTATGGATATGTACAAACTGTACGAAACAAAGTACAATGAAGAAGTACAGAATTTTGCTCTTCAACAAATGGGGAGAAGAAGACGTGCAGAATACGATGATGGGGTACCAAGAATTAAGATACCTTCACCATCACCAAATACGTAATTTTAAAGGAGAACAATTATGGCTATTACAACTAACGCAATTTGCAATTCATTCAAAAAGCAATTGTTAGCTGGTGAGCATGATTTTGATTCAGCAGGTGGGGATACATTCAAATTAGCAATGTATATTTCTACAGCTGTTTTAGGTGCATCAACAACTAACTACGCTACAACATCAGAAGTATCTTCACCAGCAGGTTACACTGCAGGTGGTAAAGCTTTAGTAAACCAAGGTGTTAAAGTTTCATCAGGAGTCGCTATTACTGACTTTGCTGATTTATCTTTCACAGGTGTAACACTAACAGCAAGAGGTGCTTTGATTTACAATACAACAACTGATGGTGGTACAGGTACTACTGAAGCAGTTGCTGTGTTAGATTTCGGTGGAGACAAGACTGCAACTTCTGGAACATTTACAATCCAGTTCCCTGCATTCACAACTTCTGCTGCGATTTTAAGAATTGCATAATTAAGGAACTAAAATGATATGGCTACTTGGGGACAACAAACATGGGGTTTCGAGAACTGGGGTATACTCGGTGATCAAACTTTATCCCTAAGTAGCACAAATCTTTCTGCCTCTTTTTCTATAGGATCTGTCACTGCTGATGCCGAACTTCAAGTTGGTTGGGGTGGAGACACTTGGGGTGAAAATACTTGGGGCGACTTATCAGGAGCCTTTGCAAACCCAACAGGAATTCAAGCTACATTCTCAATAGGAACTCTTACATTTGTAGGTGATGCAAATGTGGATGTAACTGGTGTTTCTTTAACTTCATCAATCGGTGATGCAACTAGAAGAATTGATGTAGATGTATCTGTTACAGGGGAACAATTAACTTTAGGAATTGGTGAAGAGGTAATTGATATAGGAGTGCCTGTAACAGGCTCTCAATTAACATCTACTCCAGGTCAATTAACAGTTGATCCAACATACTTAATTGGTGCTGGATGGGGTAGAGATACTTTTGGAAACTTAGGTTGGGGTGTCAATTATTCTGTAATACCTGCAGAAGGAACAGGTATTGAATTAACGGCTTCTTTAGGAGATGAACTTGCAATTACTGATGTTGAAGTAACTGTAACTGCACCAGATGCATTACAAATAACTTATGCAAGTCCTTCATTCTCAATTCAGATTGACCAAGATATATTTGTACTAGCTTCTGAAGATCAGTTAGATGCTGAAATTGGAACTATTGCAGATGTCACTGGTACAGCTACGGTAGATGTCACAGGAATAGAATTAACAAGTACGATTGGCCAAGTAGTCGGTGGTACAAGACAAGATGTACCGGTCACCGGAACAGAGGCTACAATGTCTCTTGGCACTATTGCTTTAGAACAATCTACAAACGAACCTGCTACAGGACAGGAGCTTACATCTAGCATTGGACAAGCAGAGGAAATACCTGCTCAAATAGTAGGTGTTTCTGGTATACAATTAACAGCTAATATCGGCTCGGTAACAGTTACAGGTAATGCTCTTGTAACACCTACAGGCATAGAGTTGACTTCTAGTGCGGGTAGCATTAATATCACTTCATGGCAAGAGGTTAATCCTGGTGTAAACAATGTTTGGACAGAGGTTGATTTAGCTGCATGATTAAGGTAAAATTATAATTATTTAGGAGACAAAATTTATGGCATCTAGTTACTCAACAGATCTAAAACTCGAACTAATGGTCACTGGCGAAAACGCTGGTACATGGGGTGATAACACAAATAATAACTTAAACTTAATTCAACAAGCAATCGCAGGTTTTGAATCAGTAGCCCTTTCTGATGGTGGAACTGTTGCTCTTGCAATGACAGATAAAACTATCTCAAATGCAAGAAACATGGTTCTTAAGTTTACTGGAACTTTAACTACAGCATCAACTGTAACTATTCCAGATGGAATAGAAAAATTTTATATCATTGATTTATCTGCTGTAACAGGTGTAACTAATCTTACAATTAAAACAGTAAGTGGAACTGGTTTCACTGCAGGTGAAGCTGCAATCGTTGCTGCTTATTCTGATGGAACAAATTTAAACGAGATTGCATTAAACACTTTAGGTGGTACAATCGCTACAGCACAAATTGATGATGATGCAATTTCTACTGCAAAACTTTCTGACAATGCAGTGACTACTGCAAAAATTTCAAATGCAAATGTAACTACGGCCAAAATTGCTGACAACGCAATTACCTCAGACAAGATTAGCGCATTACAAGTTACTCAAGCTAAAATTGCAAATGATGCTGTTGGTCCAGATCAACTTTCAAACACTGCTGTAACTCCTGGTTCATATGATTTAGCATCAATTACTGTCGATGCTCAAGGAAGAATTACTGCTGCTTCTGATGGTGCTGCAGGTGGCGGAGGATTTGTTGCTAATTTTACAGCATCGGGTGGACAATCAGGAACGTTTACTGCAAATCCAGCGAGTACAAGTATTTTAGCTTACATGGGAGGCGGTGGTGGAGGAACTGATCCTTCTCGTCAACCTGCTGGAAGAGGTGGATGGGGAATTTGGTCAGCAACTGTTACAGCACCATTTGCAGCATCCTATTCAGTGGGTACTGGTGGAAGTAATGGCCAAAATGGACAGGCAACTAATTTTTATAATTTTACCGCTAACGGTGGTCAATCGGCTCCTGGTGGTCCAGGAAATGCACCTGGAGCTAATTGGGTTGGGAACTCTAGTAATTTTAAACAACCTGAAAGAAGTGGTAATGGTGCTTATTGGTCTACAGGCCATGGCGGAGGTTTGGTTGGAATGACTTCTGGAACTAATGGTGGTCCTGGAAATCTATGGGTTTGGGAGGCTTAAGATATGGCATATTTATACATCGCTCAAGATCATGTAGATAAGTGGGGTCACAATAGTATAATGAGGGATGATGCTGAAAAAGCAGCTAATCCTAATCATAATAATTCTTACAAGGAATTTACTATTACTTCTGAACAATATGAAGATTTGAAGATGCAAAGAAAAAAAGTTAAAGTTAACAATTCTAATGAATTAGAGTGGGAGGATGTTCCGCCAATGACTTGGAATTCTTTAGAGGACATGAATCAATACATATCTGATAATTTTAGTTTTAATCCGATTGATTGGGGGAATACTCCATTTAATCAAGCACAACAATCAGTTTATGATGCAATTAAAGCAATAGACTGGTCTAGTGAAACTTTCCCTTTAACAGGTCATTTTAAAGACCTTTGTGTTGCAAAAGGATTAAGTTGGGAAGCTAAATATTGGTAATTTTATTGCACTTATAGAATTTTTTTGTATTGTGTTTTCATGAACATAATAAAATTTATTGCACCTAAAGATTATTTAGATGCAAAAGATGATTATCCAAAACCGATAAAAACCAATCTACCAGATTGGTTTAAAAAATTAAATCATTCTGTAGAAAATAAAACTATTAAAGGTTGCATACCTTTTTTAGAAACATTAACAACGGGTTATTTATTAAAACTACCTGTTGATATAAAAATTGAACATTATGAAGAAGGGGGTTTTTTTCAAACATCTGTAGACGAAATACCTAAAGGTGTTTTTGACAAAATGGGTTTAAATATTGGATCTATCGGATTTCATCCTGCAGCACAAGTACAAGGATCTCCTTTTGAAAATAAAAATGGAAAGGGAAGAGCATTTCAAAAAATTGCAAACCCTTGGATTATAAAAACTCCACCAGGATATTCTTGTTTATTTATTCCCCCGCTTAATAACAAAACACAAGATTTTTTTGAAATTATACCTGGTATTGTTCACACAGATACTTTTGAATTAGAAATTAATTTTCCAATTTTATTAAATGCAGAAAAATATAAAAATATTAATGCCGTATTTAAAAAAGGTCTTCCTTATGTACAGATAATTCCTTTTAAGAGAGAAGATTGGAAAATGAAAATTGAAACAAAAGATCCTAAAAAGGCAAATAAAAAATTTTTACATTGGACATTTACTTTTATACATAGATATAGACAAAAAATATTTAATAAAAATAAAACTAAATGGCTTTAGAAGAATTAAAATATATAAATATTATTAAAAACACATTACCTCAACAAAATTTTAATAGATTATTAAAATACTTTGATAATGACATGATTGAAGAACAAGGTAAAATTGGCACTGGTGAAAAAGGAAAAGTAGATACGAATATTCGGAAAGTAGCAATGCATTGGTTTCAACCTGATAGTGATTGTATGACCGATGTTTATTGGTATAATTATTTAAGAAAAATATTTGCTAATAACACAATAGAATTTTTACGACAAAGAAAGATTAATCATTCATTTACTGATCAATTTGAAATACATCTTTTAAAATACTATCAGGATAATTTTTACGACATACACTCAGATTATGCAAAAAATTCACCAAGAGAATTAAGTTTTTCTTTATTATTGAATGATGATTATGAAGGTGGTGATTTTATTTTTTTGTTTGAAGGTAAAGAGTATCCTGTTAATTTAAAAAAAAATAATTTATTAATATTTCCAAGTAACTTTATTTATCATCATAGAATTAGTAAGGTAACTAAAGGTGTAAGAAAGGCAGTTGTAGGATGGATTTAAAAAATAAAAAATATTTAATTTTTAAAAATTTTTTAAACGATGAAATAAGAACCCTATTATTAAATTATTGTAAAATTACACACCGGAATAACAAAGATCAATTTAGTACTTCTACGGATGTAACTGAAGGGGATAGCTGTTTTTACGCAGATCCTATTATGGAATCTTTGTTAATACAAAAAGGAATTGAGATAGAAAAAAAATTAGGTGTTG